CCGCTTCTGCGATCGGCGCGGCTTCGGTCAGCACGTCCGCGACGACTTGATCAACATCCAGCCCGGCCTTGACAAAGGCTTCCAGATAACCGTCCAAGCCTTTCATGGTGAATGAACTTTTCATACCGAACCTTTGACGCGTTCGACGATCAGCTCGACCCAGTGGTTCTTATCCTGCACCGGATCGATCGACAGGATCTGCCAGACTTCTGTGCCTTTGAGAATGCGCCAGGTGGTTTGGATATCACTACGATGGCGGATCGTCACCGTGGCGCGTTGGGTGGTCTTCAGCGCATCGCTATTCACGACTTCATTGCCATGCGCATTGACCCAGCGCGCCCACACCTGGGGATTCGTGGCGACGTTGGCATAACCCGCCACTTGCGCAGCGCCTGCATCGGTTGTGATGGTGGGCTCTTGCAGGGTGATCACGGTCCGCATGTCACCGGGGTTGATGCTGTAGGTGCTCATGCGGTGATATCCTCAGCTGGTGACTTCAAGATCACCACGAACTGTTTCTCGGTCAGGTCGCTGCCGTAGGTTTGCACGATCTGATTTTCTTCGGAGATCGAGCTTTCGAACTTGGCAGTTTGATCGCCGGTAAGTCCATAGACTCCAACCAGTTTGATCACCGTATCGCCTTCGCGCGCGCCGGGTAGATAGATGGCACCGGCACCGCTCAAGCCTTCAAATTCAACCTTGCGATACTTTAGCGCTTCGACTTCCAACTGGGTGAGCACATCACTGAGACCTGATGAGCCGTTGCCCGCCATTGCCGGGTTATCGTACCAACTCACCAGCAAGGCACCCGCCACCGTTTTGGCCAGCGGATGAATCGTGACATCGGCAGACCAATCCCGCCCGGTGGCGCGTTCAAGATACGCATCCACCTGCGGCATCAGCATCAACATGATCTGATCGGTTTCGGTGGAACGTACCCAGTTCGCGGCTTCACTTGGGGTCAAAATGGTCATGGTTTTCCTGATGTTTTCCCAGCGGGCAGGGAGGGTGCCCGCTGGGAAATGGCTCAGCGCGTGGAAGGTCGCGCATTACCGTTAAGATTTTTTGGACGACTTCCTGCGCTCGGGCTTCTCGGCAACACTGACGGGCGCTGCGATCTCAGCCGGTTCTGTTTCCACAGCAACAGGCAGGGGATTCATAGACAGCGGTGCATCGGCAGGCTGGATCAATATCCAACCTTCAGACAAACGCTGCGCCACCTTTTCAGGCGAGACAAACATCTGCCCATCGCGCGGACTTTCCATCAATGCGTTTCTAGCCATTGGGACTCTTAGCCCAACAACGTGGCGATGGCTTCGCTCTTGACAGCCTTGACGCCCCAGGCGAGGGATATTTCGACGATGACCATGTGGTATCCGGGGTAAATCGAAAGCAAGAACGAAATACCACTATAGGGATCGGTGATAATCGAATGCTCGCCCAAGGCACCTTCTTTGGGAAGTTCTGGCAAACGAGTCAAAAGGTGGATGGCATTGCGCTCGAAAGCGAAGTTGCCGGTGTAGTTGTTGCCTACCGCGACCGGATCGTTATTGACCCACGCCACCTGCAAACCAGGCTTGCCCAATACGATGTCACCATCGTTATCACCAGCCCAGCCGGTGTTGACCACATACTTGGTGGTGTCGCGGGATGTCTTGGTGTTGGTGAGGATATCGCCCGCCAGGATCGTGCCAGTGCCGGTATCCACGTGAACCGTGGTCAGCCCGGCGGCATAGCCTGCGGTGAGATCAACCAAATAACCTGAAGCGGTGCCTTTGGTGTGAGAAACGATTTGCGCTGATTCGTGCAAATTGAAGCCTTCCACCTTGCCCAACTTGGCATCGCGCAACATTTCAGCGCTTCCAGCTTCGTTTGCTTTAAACAAGCTGGATTGTTTGGAAAGGATATTTGTGCTGGCTGATGTATTCAACACCATGTGCATATCATCCGTCCATGCGCCATTGTCTTTCAGTATCTTGGCTGGCTGGGCAAAATCAGACAAATCATTTGCGGTACCGAATGGGGCGCTACCCGCTGTGCCATACGCCCGCGAGGCTCCGCGCTTGGCAGCCAGGTAAAGATCAGTTTCCACTTCATTGCGCAACGTGCGGAATGCTTGAGCCAGTTGATCGTTCTTCACGTTGTCATAAATCTTGCTGATGGACTTCTGTTCTTCGCCAGACCAGCGAAACGGCACTTTGCGCACCTTGCTAATCGTCATGCTCCCCGTGGCGATAGCCTGCCCAGCCGGATCAGTAGGCGTGGCAGCTGGGGTCACATCAGACCCAGCCATCGAAGGAACGATAGGATAAGTAATATTCTGGTCTTTGGCAACCATATCGGCAGACGGGTCGAGATAGACAGCGCCGATGAATCCGGTTTGTTCACGCAATACGCGATCAGCCGCGACTTGGGCATCAATGACGAGCCCAGTGAGGGTATTTGCAGTCATGTGTTAATTCTCCTTTTATAGACTTAGTATCTATTGGCTAATCTTCAAGTTTTCCACCAGCTTTTGCAAACGCCAGGCGGGCTTTCGGATCAAGTGCCTGATATTCAGACAATTTCATGACCTTGACATCTTCAGGCTTCTCGTCAGGGTCGTTTTGGGTGTCGGTGATCGGCACAAAGTTCTGCACCACGTTGGATGTCTTGGTGGCATTCAACAGTTTGTTGTAGAACTTCTGTGCAGATTCGGCGGCGGCAGTGGCAGCATCCAGCTGAGCTTCCATTGCCAGCGCTTGATCTTCACCTTCCTTGGTTCCCAATTGCATAGCTGCGTCAATCTGATTTACAACAGCTTGAACAGCGGCTTGCGCATTGGTAACACGGTCGTAATAGGGTTTCAAGTCGGTCATTATTTTTCTCCTTCGTTACGAATATGTTGCGATACACGTCCGCGCAAGCGCTCTAAGTTGCGTATGCGCTCAACATCCACCTCGGGCGTTGACTCGCTGGAAGAGTTCAACAACCCGGGCGGTACGTTTTCATAAGATTGCAGGACATTCACATAAGCCAGATTGGTGAGCTGGCTCTTGGCTGGCTGTTGTCCGCCGGTCAGCACTTCATCCACAAAGCCATAATCCTTGGCTTCGCGGGCAGACATCCAGGTTTCGTTGGTCATCATGCGCGCGATCTTGTCGTCGCTCATGCCGGTCTTCGCGGCATAGGCAGGCACAATGCCATCCTTGATGCTTTTGAGATCGTCGCGCAATTTGCCGAGCGTCTCGATATCGAGCGCTGCCAGGAACACCACCACGGCGGGATCATGGATCATCATGTAGCTGGCATCGGTCATCTGCACCTGCTTGGCTGAGATCGCCACGATCACCGCCGCAGATGCTGCCATGCCCTGCACGCGCACGGTGATCTCACCGGGATAATCGGTCATGATGGCGCGCATTTTGGCAGCGGCGATCACATCGCCGCCCGGGGAATTGATCTTCATCAGCACCGGTCCGCCCTTGCCAAAGGCATACAGATCATCCTTGAATTTCTTGGGGGTGATGTCATCCTCGTACCAGGAAAATTCCGAGATCACTCCGTCCACTTCCATTTCGGGCACGCCGCCATCGACGTTGACCCACTTCCAAAACGGGTCATGGGGTTGGGCGTTGCCCTGGAAACAGCGGATGGGACTATGGTTGTTGGACATTGGGGGCTCCTGCTTGAATGCGTTGGACATTGGACATCATCCAATAGTCATCGCCTTCGGGATAGGGACTCTGCTCGTCAAAGGCGCGGGCTTCGTTGGGGGTCATTTGCCCGCTTTGGATCTTGATCGAGTTGGTTTCAGCGCGCCCCTTGGCATCCATACGGAGCAGGGAGGCGCGGTTGAACTTGAAATATTGCGCGGCTTGGTCAGCGCGGGTCAGCCACTTGATGCGGGCGGCTTCCTCGAACGGGACCAGATAACTATCGAGCGTGCCCTGTAGATACTCGATATACTTTTGCTCGTTCGAGTTGTAGGCTTCCTTGCCACGGTTGAGCATGTGTTCAGAGAGCCCGAAGAAGTTGCAGATGTCACGATCGGAGGCGTCAATGCTGGATAGAAATTCAGCATCCTTGGGGGTCATGCTGATGGGTTCAAACTTGGTGATGCGTTTGTCGAAGACCGCCAACTTGTAGGCATTCTGCGAACCGGACATGGCTTCGGAATATGCCTCACGGACTTTTTCGCGCCCGTCTTTATCCAGGTTGGCATCCACAGAAACATAGCCGGAAGGGTTCAAGCCCTGTGAATAAAACTGACTCTGGGTCTTGCGCGCGGCGAGCTGGCGCCCGATGGTCTCACGCGCAAAGGTGATGACACCGCGCCCCATGAAGCCGGTCTCATCGGGATTGATCAAGAGGTGCAGGATCTCGACCGATGGGATGTATTCGATGCGCCCATTGCTGAAGGTGTGGCGATACCAAAGATTGCCAGCCACATCGAAGACAGGCACCGTGCGATTCGCAGGCAGGATCAACAATTGGGGTGGAAAAACCGGGGGCTTCCAGATGTAGCAATTCCCATACATGAGCTGCCATTCGATGACGGACTTCTTGAACTGGAACGGCGTCCAGCCCCATTGATTGGGCGAGACCTGTAACAGATAAGACATGTTGTAGAGCGATCCATCCGGGTTGATCTTGGTGATGTCTGCGCCGGTGGATAGGAACTGTTGGAAGGGCATCTTTGCCACGTCATCACTGATGATGTTTTTGGCGCGGTAGGCAGTTGCCACAGACATGGAACCATCAATAGTGACGCGCTCACCTGCGACGGTTTGCTCGCCATAACGAGATGGATAATTTGCGCGCGGACTTTCGTTCGAGTCTTCCTTGATGCGCGGCGTGCCACTGAGTAAGCTACTGATCAATGCCATTTGCCATCTTCTTTCCAACTAGGAAACCGAAACCGATCAACGCGGCACCGGCTACGATCAACGCGGCGGGGATGCTCAACATGCCCACACCGAGCACGATGCAGACACAGCCAGCGATCAAGAACACATCATCCAGATTCTTTTTCATGCGTACACCGGAAATATTTTTTGCAACGGTCCGCTCATCACACGGATGCGCTCAGGATTGGGCACGCTCTTGCGGCAATCCTCCGACCACGGACGGGTGTAAAAATCAAGTGGATAATCAAACATCGGATTATGATAGGTAGATGGCGGACAATGCTTCACTAGTCCCTGGTAACAATCCATGCCGCACAAGATGACCGGGTCACAGCCCAGCCATAAGGCAAACCAGGTGGCGGTATTGGAACTAAAGAAGCCCGTCCAAACATCGGGCACATCGAACATCACATCCGTGGTCGGTTCAGGGCTTACATGAATGGCTTTGTGTTCGCGGACCGCGAGCAACTGGAGGGGATTGGTTTCGGGCGTGTCGTTGTAGACCATGTACTTCGGTTTGCAATAATAAAAAGCGTGATAATTCACCGCGATCAATAAACAATCCCTGGGAAGTTTCTTAATATCTTCAGGCAGCGACGGACCACCGCCCAGGATCGCCGCCGGGCGTCCTGCGTATTTATTCTGCATGGTGGAAAGTAAAATTTTCTTCACGCCTTCATGTTCCGAATGGCATCTGCCAGGTTATTGATCGCGCGCGCCAGATCGCTCTGCCCATCGCTGCTTTCCAGATCCAGCACATCCACGTATTCGATGGAGCCATCCGCTTCCGCCACGCGCACCCATTCGGGCTTCTGCGGGTTCTGCGGCACCACGCGGGCATAATCCACGCCGCCCACGTTGATGATGTTATAGGCATAGAGCGCACCGCCCACACCCACCGAACGGATCGCCCGGCCGCCTTGTGATTCAGGCCGCGGCGTATCGCGGACAACCAGCCCTTTGACCACTTTTACGATCAGCAGATATCTCGGTTCCATGCCTTTTTCCTATGGAGCAGAAAAAACAAGTTGCAACAGTTTTCCAAAAAGCGGCAGACTGTAGATCGCAATGGCAGTAATGACCACGATCAATACCTTGTTGCGCACTTCGATCCAGTCTATTTGCTTGCGCTTCAGTTCAGCCTGCTCGCGTTCGGTAATGACATCGTTCACCGCCGCCTGGATCTTCTGGGAGGTGGTCGCCGGTGAATTTTTGGCGATCTTTTTATCGTTGAGCTGCATGGTCAACGCCTGCATCTGTAATTCCAGACTGTCGATCTCTTCCTGGTAGCGCTTATCGCGGGTCTCTTTCAGGCTCAGGATCAGGTTGTTGATCGAAACCTGTAGATCCAACATCGTGCGCTGGGAGTTGCTCAAGTTGTTATTGATCGCACGCGACTGTGCCATCAACGCGCCGTTCATCTCGGTCAACAGCGAGTAGATCATCTCGCCGTATTCCTTGGGCATCGGTTTGATATCAGCCATCTTCGATACTCATGTCTGTGTGCTCATTCAGTTGCACCGCGGCATCTTTTACGCGCAGCATAAACTCATCATGAAAATAGGCTGACACGATCAAGGCAATTCCGACATCACGTGCGTAGCGTCCGCTTTCCAGCATCAGGTTGACCGGTCCTTCGAAGGTGATGATGGGGGTCAACCAATTGCCCAGGACATCCTGCGTTTGGGCAACAATAACCACGATCTTGCGCCGCGATGGTGTAGGGTGCCGGATCGTAATAATACGCTTGCGGGTTTTGGGTTCATTGTTCGCGGTCATCCATTGATAAACTTCAAAACAAAAACGCCCGACGACTCATGTGAGTCGTCGGGCGCTATACTCCGACAAAATGTCCCAAATCTTTCTCAGGACAGCAGTAAAATTTCTAAATGTAATGGCGGCTTGAGGGGGCAAGACACCAATCGCAAATTCAAAAAGAGTCTAGCATAGATAAAATAAAAATACAAGAGGCAATTCGTTACATTCCCCAGTCATCCGACATAATCGTTGAAAGATTATCAATGCCGTGAAAGCGCGCCCGCGCCATCGCACACACCCAGGCGGTGGTCAAGTCAATGCGCTTCGTGCGATCGTAGCTTTTGCCTTTGCGTTCCTTCACGTACTTGATCTGCGCATTACCATTCTTCGCGATCGACGTATTTCCAAAGCACCAGCGTGCCACCGGGTGCGGCTCATGGGATGTGATGCCGGTGCGCAGTTGTACTTCGATGGTGTTCATCGGGTCGGTCAGTGATGCATAGGTTTGGGGCACATCCACGATCGTCAGCCCATCCTGATCGAGACGCTGTAACAGCATCGCGGCAAACGAGCGGTCCGCGTCCAGCTCCTGCACCTGGTAGAGCTTGCGGCATTCGTTGATCCGCTCTTCGATGATGGTGTAGTCCACGACATCACCCGGCGTCGGTTGCAGCCAGCCCTGCGCAGCCCATTTATCATACGGCACGTGGTCCGTGCGGATGCGCTCACGCATGTTCTTTTCCGGTATCCAGCAATCCCAAATAATACGCCAATCATCGAAGCCTTCCTGCGGCGGGAAGACCAGGCACAACGCGCTGAGGTCGGTTGTGGTCGAAAGGTCCAAGCCCATAAAACATTCTTTGCCCAGCATGTCCGCGCGCGTCCAATCTCCATTCGTGGCATCGAACAGATCCACCGGCAGCCAGCCGCTTAACTTCGTGGTGATCCACTGATTCAAGTTCAACCAGCGGAAGGTGCGTTCGTCAGCAGGGGAGAGCTTCGCTTCCGCAGCCAGCTCGCGCAGATCTTCCACTTGCAGACTCAACCCGAGCGATGGGTTTGCCTTGAACCAGTTCGCTTCGTCGTAGATATCTTCACCCTGGTACGCATGGATGATCGGATACCACGTCGGGATGTCCTTGGATGCTTCGCCCGCGTCTCTGGCCTTTATGATGGTTTCGGCTTTCTCGTGAATTTCCCACCCGATCGACACGCGGTCCGGGTCATCGCCTGCGGTCGTGATCACCCACAGCAAGGGCTGCTTGCGTGCCAGGAACGAGCCCTTGGTCATCGTGTCCCATAGATCGCGATTCGGCTGGACATGCAGCTCATCGAATAACACGATCGATGGACGATAGCCGTGCTTCGTGAAACTCTCCGCGCTCAATACTTTGTAGGATGTGCCGGTCTCGCGGTTCTCGATCAGCTTGTAACTATCCCGGATCAACACCGTGCCTTTATCCACCAGCTTCTTCAGGTGCGGTTCCTGCATGATCATTTCCACCGCTGTGTCAAAGATGATGCTTGCCTGGTTGCGGTCCCCGGCGCAGCCGTAGATCTCGCCATTGGGTTCATCGTGATCGAACAGATGCTTGCACGCGATCGCGCCCAGCAGTTCCGATTTCCCGTTCTTTTTCGGGATCTCAATATAGGCTGTACGATATTGCCGCACCCCGCGCGCGTTGATGGTCCCGAAGACATCCCACACGATCTGCCGTTCCCACGGAAACAGTTCGAAGGGTGTCCCGTGAAAGTCACCGGTGTGACTCAGGAGTTCAATAAACTTAACTGCACGCTGTGCTTTCTTCTCGTCGAACATTAGCCGCCCAACACCTTTTCCATTTCACTCGGCGGCGCTTCGGGTTCCTTCATCGGTGGCTCCACGCCCGCCCGTGACCGCGGCGTGAGATATAAACTCATCGCCAAGGCATGCGACAATTTGCGCTTGCCATCGAGCCGCGCATCCATGCCTTGAAAGCGCGTGAACAAGCCGTTGACGATGTTCCACAGCTGTACATAATCTTTCAGTGTCTCAGTGGTGGGCTTGATCTTCTTGGCGGCCTTGAGTTGATCTTCCCATTCTTTTTTGATCAGCTTGCGCATGTCCGCTAACTCGACGACTTCTTCTTCGAGTAGACAATATTTCACCACAACGTCTTCATCAAACGAGGT